CCTAGTGATATGGGAGACTTAATCTTTCCTTTAAACTGGCAACCTTCACAACCTCCTGGGTTTGACTTTTCAAACTCCGCACAACCATGTGGGCCTTTGATGTGCTCAATCTTTTCCTCAGTTGTAGTAGGGTCGTAGTCTGGATGGTCTTTTGATAGCTTGTGTATAGCCTTATCCTTATCACTACAAAACTTTGCTATCGACAAAGCATTAAACCATCTAGGCTCCGTCAGGTTTGCACGGTCTTTGTACGCACTAAGCAACTGCTGACATCCGTTCTCACTAACACTACGCACCATAATCTTAGTAAAACTAGATGTGTAGTTACCCATAAGGGACTTGCTAAGCTCAGACATCTCGCGCTTTGGTGCGGACTCTACCCCTTCCTTTACACCTAATATGCTACGTATATCTGCTATAGATGTCGGCTCAGCCTCTTCTAATACAGTTACTTTATTAGGTGGATCATCTTTAAAATTATACGTATCCGGTACTCTAAGAATCCTTGCGGGTTCAAACACTACTGGGTCGATATAAAAGTTATGAGTCAAACAAAGATCACGTAGTCTGCGTGCAACAGGCTCCCATTCTTCTCGCGTCAACTCTTCTGTTACAGGCCAGTATGCGTGTATACCGCGCCCTGAGTTAACTACAATCGGATCAGGTAATCCTATCTTTTCACAGAAAGCCTTAAGTGCTTCTAGTCCGGTGGCTTGATCGATATACCCATCAGGTCTACCAGTCTCCTCACTAACTACAGCTTTAGCTTCTCCACAATCAATATCTACCCAGAAAGATTTAAGTAAGTGGACGTTATCCTTGGTTCTATTTGCATCAGTTGCAAACTTGGCGACTCCAAAATATACATCCCAATTATCAGCAACAAAATCCTCTACAAGTTTGTCTACCTCCTTCCTAGTTTCAACGAGGTGCTGATCTACTCTCTTTCCTTTTATACCTAATACGCAAAACCACCCAGAGGACGGCTGTACTGTATTAAGTAAGTCCATATGTTCGCTCTCTTATTTGTTTTGATTAATAAAGTTTTTTATAAGCTCTACTTGCGTAGCTCTAGGTGTAGTAACCCCCACAAACCAGTTGTAAATTGTTTGCCTACTAACACCTAGTTGAGAAGCTACCTCGGAGACGGACACACCTATTTTAATACACCGTCTACCAAGGCGAACTCCTAGTAGCTTACGATCAGCTTTCTTATTTAACTCTACTAAACGTATGCTATAACCGTAACTCATTATTCGCTAAGCCAGTCGTCTACTACGTCAGCTACATCTTTCTTAGCTTTTGGCGCAGCTTCCTTCTTCTTGGCAGGGCGAACTTGTGGTTCTTCAACGGAATCATCCTCTGGTTCATCTGAACGCTCAATCTTTGGCTCTTCCTTGGGTAGCTTCTTAACGCCATCGGTTTGCGCTACAGTAATAGAGGTATACATGCTAGCCTCTGGGGTAGCTTGCGCTCGTTGCATTACTTCAAATTCTTCGTCAGTAATGTGGCGAACTGGTGTAAATACAAGCTCCATTGTGTCTGCATTTGCGTCGAACGCTACGTTAGTAACGACATTATCAATAGACTCGCCATTAGCTAGCAAGTACTTTACGTAAGACTCAAATGGATGTGAGTTATTTACACCCTTACCAAACAAAGATTTAGCAGGTATGTTGAGTTGATATACGTCACCACTGGTGTCCCCTGCTAGTAGTACAGCAAGCCTACGTTGATACCTACAAGCACGACCACCGTTCTGACCAGACCCTTTAACATTTTGAGGGCAAGTTAAACATGAAGCACTTTGCTTGTCAGATGCCCCGTCTTCTGGTTTGTCACCTAAATTAGACCAACAGTTAGGTAGTGTCGCTTCTTTGTTAGGGTCAAACTTTTCCTTGTAGTAAATGCGTGATACTTTTTCAAGTAAATTAACTATGACTACATTGATCTCACCACGCACTGCGTTACCAATAACTTCGCCGTTCACTACACGTTTGAAAGTACCGTTGGTATTAGCCTGTATACGTCTAGTAGTACCACCACTAGTCTTCTGCATGAGGGATTTAGATAGCTCACTAAGCTCCCGCTTTGTGCTTACTGCCGCATTTTGATCTTTAAATATTGCAACGTTACCCATGGTTTCTCCTTTTGTTTGCTAGTTTTTGTCTTCTTTCGTTTACTGCTTGAAATACTTCTCCGACAGTTAACTCTATTACTCCGTCACGAGACGGTGCTACTTCTAACGCTCTTTTACGAATCTTCGTAATCGGCTTAGAACTTGTAACCGTTATACATTCCCAGTTGCTTTCTTTTTGCATATTCACTCCCTATCTTTTGGTTGGTTTTCGTACTGATATTTTGTACTCGCTATTTGACTGCAACCCAATCGGCAACTTGTCTGGATTTTCTTCGATAAACTGCCTCATGTTTGTTTGCTGGATACGTGGCTCTAACAAATACATCGCATCGTGATCTTTGATGAACTGATGCATCTGCTCCCAATCACTAGTCCAATACCTAGTGCTCACCCTTCGGGATATTGTCCCTTCTTTAGTCTTAACGCTATCTAAGTTTGACTCATTACAGAACTCCAATAGTTTGGTTGAAATCATGTCCTGTTGCTCTTTGAGATCAGCAACTTCTTCTTTGTACTGTAATTCTTTTTCTTTTATAACATCGCGTATCTTTCTGTACGCGGCTACGTACTTCTCTATCTCTGTGCTCATTTAAATTGCTCCTTATCTAAATAAGACCTCACCCATAAAAGTTCTTTAACAGGCACAGCGCCCAATGCATACAAGCTAGTCTCTGTGTATCGAACACCGTTTTCTGAGTTGCTTTCTGGCCCAACATACTCAACACCACCTAAACTAGGTGCGGTGTACGTTGGTACATACAAGCGGCTACCTAACTTAAAACAACGAATATACTTTTTAGGTAAAATATCTTTGTTTGTTATAGTGTTTTTAGCGTCAAATTGTTTTCGCTCTTCGAGCGTCATTACCGATTTCATACAAGCTCCTTGTGTCGTAGGAATAAACTAGTATACCAGCTAGTTTAACAATGTCAAACTATTCTTCTGATATTTCTTGTCTATATAAATCAATGATTTGGGAGTGATTCCCTATTTTGTTACGCAACATTGAATACAATCGGTTTTCAACCTCGCTCCCTTGTATATGCACAATAGTCATAGCGTTCTTTTGCCCCGGCCTGTCAATACGTGCGTTAGCCTGTAGGTAAGTTTCTACACTAGTAACTGGTGCATACCAAATGATTGTATTCGCAGCTGTTAAAGTTAAGCCGTGTGATGCGGCTTGTGGTTGAATAATTAAAACTCTTGGGTCTTCTTGAGTTTGAAACTTAGTAATTCTTTCTGATCTTTTATTTAGTGACACCGCACCGTTAATAACGGCACAAGTTATGTTGTTCTTTTCTAGTTGATCTTTTAATAACTCTATGGTGTGCGTGAACGGCACGAAGATAAGAACTTTATGTGATGACTCTTCGATAGCTTCAAGAATTACTTTTATCCTATTAGACACATCGAACTCTACTACTTCTTTGTTATCACTATAAACCGCACCGCCTGATATCTGTAAAAGTTTGTTTAGGTTGGTGGCGGCGTTCACAGCGGATACTTGTTCTCCTCCTGCTTCCATCACCATTTGTTTCTTAAGTTTGGCGTAGTATTTCTTTTGTTGTGGAGTTAGTGGCGCTTCTCGTTCCACATACGTAACGTCTGGTAAGTCTAGACACTGATCTTTCTCAAAACGTATAGCAGGTTGCAATACTTTATGCACCACATCTTTTGCGTTTGATTTAGGTATCCACTTGAACTGAGATATCTTGTACATCACCTGATCTCTAAACTGCCCAAAGTATTTTGGTGTTTTGTCAGGGTTCACTAACTTAGCTAGGCCAAAAGCATCTACGGGTGATTGAGCCGCTGGCGTACCTGTAAGCATCCAAAGCCATTCCGGTTTAGTAGTTATTCGTTTAAGTATCTTCCAACGATTGGTTTGTGGGTTCTTGTAGGCATTGGCTTCATCGACAACGATTAGATCAAAACCACCTTTCTTTATTTCTTCTTCGACTACAGCTACACCGTCAAAGTTAATGATGACAAACTCAGACCCAGCGTTAATTATTTTCTTACGTGTATCAGCTGCACCATGAGCCACACTACAGCTACGGTGCATAGCAAACTTAAACAAGTCCTCTTGCCACGCAGACTTCATAATTGATAGGGGGCAAATGACTAGCACTCGCTTAATAATCCCAAGTTTCATAAGATAATCCGCGCTCCATATTACCGATGCGGTCTTACCTGTACCTTGCTCGTTAAAGCAAAAGGCTTTCTTGTTAAGTGTTAAAAATGATGACGTATCACGTTGATGGTTGTAAGGTTGAAACTTACCTGTCCACTCGTAATCTCTTTTGATAGGTGATGGCACGTTTTGTACGCGCAACTTCGCCAACTCTTGGGACTCTTGAAAGCCCCACTTGATCGCTATATTAAAAATATCCCCCTCCTGACTTATTACCTTGCTGTTTTTAATTCGCTCTGTTACTAACTCTGGACGCCTTGTGCGTATTAATAAAGCTTTATCATTGATTATTTCCACGCCGTTTTCGCTCCCTTGGACTAGTCTCTGATACTAAACCCTTTTTAGAGTTTCGATCAAAGCTACGATTAGCACTGGAGCTAGTAACCCTAGTACCGTCTTTGTTTGTACCACCTTTAGATATAGCCTTGTTATGTGCTACATCTTTGTTGTCGCCTTTCTTTACTGACCCGTTCTTCAGGGCTTTACGTCTTGCTTTGTTACGCATTGCTCGGTTCTTCTTTTGTTCTTCAGTGCCTTGATAGTCCTTGTATTCCTTTTTGTAGTCACGTTTTTTTCTCATGGCGGTGTCCTTATCTAGTATTATGCTCACATGATACCACGGGACAAAACCTACATAGAGGGCCAGTAACTGCATTCCATACGGCGTTTTGTTCTGCGTTATCTAGCCTATCTAGGCTATCTTCAAATGTATTTAAGTACTTATCCATATGTTCTCTATAATGATTTTTCTTAATTACATCCCCGCTTACTACAAATATCAGAGCAGACTTGATTGTATCTAGTTGAGGGAAGTGTACAAACAACCCACCTGCAACCAAATCTAACTGTTTAGTATCCGCGTACCTTGCATTCTTGCTCGTTTTATAGTCAATCGAATAAGCTGTACTACCATTTATTATCACTACGTCAGCAATACCACGCCACCAAACGTCTTTACCTAAAAACTTACAGGGTTCATACCCATCACCAACCCGTTTAAGCCCCATCTTCATTTCTGTATGCTTCTCACCCTCTTGTTGGGCTATGCGCTCTACTACTTTACGCACATAAGCAAACTTCTCAGGTATCTCAACACCATCTTTTACATAATCTTCACAGGCTTTATGTACTTCTTGCCCGTATATTGTTGCTTCGTTACCAGAATCTTTTACATCTTTTAATACTTTTAAGTGGTAATACTTCTTTGGGCATTGTTCAAACGTTTTGATAGAGGAATACGACCATGCAATTGACATACTTAACCTTGTGATTATTAACCA